AGAAAATATTTATATATATGAATGCAGATATTGGAGAAATGGTTTATGAACAGGTTTTGTCTTTAGATGTAGACAATCATCCTGTCACTGGAGCAACGTTTGACTATGCTCTTTATGCTGATAGTGCAATTTATTCGGGCGGAAGCATTTCTTACTCACTAACAGATAGCAACAGGGGTATATTTACATTTTCTTGGTCTGCAGATACTTATGGAAAGTACCAATTATATGCTAAGAATAATTCAACGAATGTAATATTTATTTCTGAAACTATTGACGTTAAGCCTAGTACAGACAGCACTATATACATAGGTCTTTAATAGAAAATAAATAATTGTAAGCTATTTATCAAAGAAAGCTTATAATTAATGACAGCACAACAAATATTGCAAGAGCGTATAAAATGCGCCAAAAGCCCTGTATATTTCCTTAATAATTATGGTTATGTTTTTGATGCAGTGGCAAAAAGCATCAGAAAGATGAAGTGCTTTGAATACCAAGAAAGGTGTGTAGATGTATTTCATAAAAACCAAAACTCAATTATACTTAAAAGTAGACAAACAGGTCTTTCGGTTATTACCGCAGGGTATGTAGCTTGGAGATTGATGTTTAGATACGACGAAAGAATTCTTATTGTTGCCAATGATGGAAACGGTGCTGAAAGATTTTTAGAGACTGTTAAGCAATTCATAACAAATACACCTCAGTGGCTTCAGCCAGAATCAATACTTCTAAATAATAAAAGAAAATTAGTTTTTTCTAATGGATCATGGGTTCAAGCAAAAGCTTCATCTCCAGATGCAGGTCGTGGTGATTCATTAACAATGCTTGTCTTGGATGAGACAGCCTTCATTAAAGATGCTGAAGCAATTTGGATGGCGGCAGGTATGGCGCTTTCAGCTACAAAAGGTAAGTGTATTATGATTTCCACGCCAAATGGTACAGGTAATTTATATCACAAGACTTGGGTTGGTGGAACGAAAAAAGAAAATGACTTCGTACCACTTACAGTTCATTGGACTGAAAATCCTCAATCATCTGTCGGATTGCAAATAAACAAAAACGTAAACGGAGAAGAATTCCCTTGGAGTCCTTGGTATGAAGAACAATGTAGAAGGATGAATTATGATAGTGTTAAGATTGCACAAGAGCTTGACTTATCATTTGAGGGATCTAAATATCTTGTTATTGAACAACAATTAATCGATAAATACGAAAAAAGAGTAAGAGGTCAAAAGCCAAACTTCTACATTAAATATGACTTCAATCTTAAAGGGACACCTGAGTCAGGAAGTTTTATTATAGATGAAACCGCTTTCCATGTATGGAAAAGACCTGAAGAAGGGAGAAACTATATTATAGGGGCTGACGTCGCTCGTGGTGACGGGAAAGATTATTCCACAATTCAAGTATTGGATGCGGACACATTAGAACAGGTTGCAGAATATAGAGATAAGATTGGAGTGGATTTATTTCCGTATTTAATAGATTGGGTTGGAAGAATATATAATAATGCATATCTAGTTGTGGAGTGTAACTCTTTTGGTTTACACGTAGCTCTTACACTAAGAGATCATTTACAATACAAGAGAATGTTCTTCTCTAAAAACATTCAAGATATCCACGTTAGACCTTACGATTACAAAGTAAATGAGGGAACTGAAATACCTGGATTCCAAACTACAATGAAAACAAGACCGCTTGTTGTTGCTTCTATTATACAGCATATGAGAGAGAATTCTTTAATTCTTCATTCTCCAAGGCTTACTTCTGAGTTTTCAACATTTGTTATGGTTAACAACAAGCCTCAGCATGAGCCAGGGTTTAATGATGACTTGATATTTGGATTAGGATTGGCATTATATGTTAGAGATAATGAGTACAATAATATTATCGCAACAGATGGTCTGTATAAATCAATGCTTAGTGCTATATCTTTCAATTCAAACAATATGATGGGTAAAATAGAACACAATGGAAATGGTGGTAGAAAAGATATTGATGTTCCTGACGGTGGTAGTGGTTTATTTTTGGGCTCATCCTTTACGCAATCGGATGACGATGATTTAGATTGGCTTCTAAAACCGTAAAAAATTGATTTTTATAACATAATAACTTATATTTAAAAAAATACAAAAAATGGCTGAAGATAAAAAACCGCAAAGTATATTCCAAGGAGTTGTAGATGCAATAAATGGAGGTAAAAAGAAAACTCCTACTATGTCTGCTTCTGCTCAGTTTACTCCAAATAAATCAGATGGTTTAATCAGTGGCAGTGCTAATCCGATTGAAGAAATGCAACAACAATTCTTGGATTGGCAGGTTAATAAAATAGCGCACAACCTTTACACGAGATCGATATATTTTGACACAGATAGAATTAGTGCATACCAAGATTTTAGAGCGATGGATATGTCGCCTGAAATTGCAGCAGCGCTTAATATCATTAGAGACGAATGTTTAACTAGAAGTGAGAAAGGTAATATTCTTGATATTTATTCGGAAAATTCTAGAGTAAAAGAAATACTAAAAGATTTATTTGGAAATAGAATTAACGTAGACTACAACCTTAAACTTTGGATTCGTGATTTAATTAAATATGGTGATTATTTTGTATTCTTAGAGATTGATAAATCAGAAGGTATATATAATTTCCTTTCTTTGCCAGTAGAGGAAATCCACAGAGAAGAGGCATATGATGGTAATCCTGAAAGTGTAAGATTCCGTTGGGAGACAATGGGTATGTATTTTGAGGATTGGCAAGTTGCACACTTTAGAATGTTGGAGGATACAAAAAAACTACCTTATGGTCGTTCGATATTAGATCCTGCTAGAAAACTTTGGAAGCAATTACAATTAGCAGAGGATTCGATGCTTGTTTATCGTATTACTAGAGCACCAGAAAGAAGAGTGTTTTATATTGAAGTTGGTAACTTGGGTGACCAAGATGTACAGGGTTACATTATGAAAATACAAAACCAAATCAAGAAACAACCTGTAGTCGATTCAAGAAATGGTCAATATAATTTGAAGTATGATCCAATGAACATCACCGAGGATTACTTCATTCCTATTAGGGGTGATAAATCTTCTAAAATTGATACATTACCAGGGGCTTCAAATATGGGAGACATCCAAGATATTGAATATCTTCAAAATAAATTATTTGCTTCATTGCAAGTTCCTAAAGCATATTTAAATTATGCAGAGAACTTGCCAGGGGGATCAACGCTTTCTCAAGCTGATTTAAGATTTGCTAGAACAATCAACTCAATTCAAGAAGTTATTTTGTTAGAACTCAGAAGAATTGCAAATATTCACCTTTTCTTCTCAGGTCTTAAAGATGAAATTGATAACTTTACATTAACGCTTACAAATCCATCTACTCAGCAAGAATTGTTGAAATTGGAAACAATGAAAGCAAGAATGGAAGTGTTTAAGGAGATGTATTCATCTGAATCTAATTCTGCAGTTTCTTATACATGGGCTATGGAAAACATCCTTGGCTTCTCTAAAGCGGAGATTAAGCTTATATTGAAACAGAAAAAGGTTGAGAAGAAAATATTTGCTGAAATTGATGCTTCGGTTGAAACTTACAAGAAAATTGGATTGTTTAAGGAGCTTGATGATAGATACGAACTTCCAGGTGCAGCACCTGCAGGTGCAGCTTCTACAGGTGAAGAAGCAGCAGCAGGAGGCGGTGGCGGTGGAGCCGCAGGAGGAATGGGTAATATTGAGCTTGGTAGTCAATTAGGCGGAATGGAAGCTGGTGGTGGCGGTGGCGCTGAAGCTGGTGGAGCTCCTGAGCCTGAGGCTGGTGGAGCGCCTGAAGCTCCTTTGGCTGAAAATAGAGTGAAGACTATTAAAAGGGTGTTGGCTGAGTCCGATAGAAATACTGATGATTTATTGTCAGATTTATTGGGAGATACATCAGATGCGCCAACATTATCAGAAAGAGAAGAGAAAGAAAATAAGTTATTGCATAAGAATAAGAAACTGAATTACAAAATCGAAAAAATGATTGAGAATATTCAGGCTAGTTTGGATGATACAAAAAAAGAAGAAAGAGAAGAAAACGAGAAAAGATTCCAAGAAAGCAAAGCTAAAAATAATCTATTCGAAAGAAGTGGAATGGTAATAGACAGAACTAATAGTATGTTTAAACATTTAGAAGAAATGATGAATGGAAATAAAGTTTCTGGTTTTGATATTGATAAAGTTGATATAATCAATGAAGAGTTTGTAGAAGAAGTTGAATTAAATGACGAAAATATAATAGAGGAAGATTCTATTGAAACTTCTGAAGATATTTCTGAAGATAAAACAGATGAGTAATGGAAAAATATCCAGGTTGGTTAAATATCAATGATACCTACAAAATAAAGAAAGATTTGGCTGAATTAAAAGCTGTCATTGAAGAAATAGAAAAAGACATTAATGTTTTGCTAGGACCTAAAAAGGTAGAGACTAGGAGTACCTCAGCTAGAAGAAAATTGAGGTACTTACGAAAAGAGTTGATACCGACAATGGCAAAAAAAATATTAAAAACAAAACAAGATTACAAAGGTGACTATTCTTAGTCACTTTTTTTTTGTATATTTGTACGTATGAATGAAATTTGTAATAATAAAAATTGCAATTGCGGTAAACAACATACATATCATGATGATTTAACAGGGGTAGCAAAACAAGATTTACATAAGGCAATGGATACTTTCGAAGAACGAAAGTATGAATTAAAAAATATTATCACAGAAGAAGATAGAAGAAAGAGACCTATGGTTCATCTTCATCTTCACACTTTCCATTCTATATTGGATGGTTGTGGGAGTATTGATAATTATGTAAAACTAGCTAAAGAGTATAATCATCCCGCAATTGCCGTTACCGATCACGGTACGCTTTCGGGTACTTATGAGCTTTTCAAAAAATGTAAAGCTGGAGGTATAAAATCCATTATGGGTATGGAAGCCTACGTGAACGATAGGCAGGGTGAATTTGAGGAGAAAAAATATGAGGGTGGAAATTCTCACCAATCCATATTTGTAATGAATCAAGAAGGTTTTGTCAACATTAATAAGTTGGCATATCGTTCTTATGATGAAGGTTTTTACAAGAGAGGTCGGATTAAGACAGAATGGTTATTTGAACATAAACAAGGATTGTTTTTGACAACATCTTGTGCGGTTAGCTATATGTCTAAAATGGTTCAAGAAGGTAAAGAGATTGAAGCTGAAGAATATTTAAAAGGTCTTATGAGGGAGTTTGGTGACAATTTGGTTGCCGAATTGCAATTTAATGAATATGAAGGTCAAAAGATTTATAATAGTTGGCTTTTGAAGATGATAAAAAAGTATAGTTTAATGCCTATACTTACAAATGATGTTCACTATGCATTTAAAGAAGATGCTGAATTGCAAGACACACTTATCGCAATAAATCAAAAGTCTAAGTTAGGAAATTCATTTAAACTTAGTACGAGAAATCTTTACTATGCTAATGTTGATGATTTTCACGTTTTCAACAAACAATTTGGTTTTAATTATCCAGAGTCTTTTGTAGATATGTGTTTGGATAACACGCTAAAAGTTGCAGAGAAGTTAAACTATGAATTTGACACGAAGACTGAAAAATATCCTAGATATGAAGTGACTA